CGCAGACGCCATTACATCAGAGGCATTTCTTGGGGAGCATCAGTTTCAAGATGCGGTAGGACGAAAACCTAACGAGAAACAGTGGAGAGAAAGTCAGATTGATAATGGTATGCCCTTCCTTGGCATGTCTTACTGTCAGATACATGGGGATAGAGCGACCAAACACATCTGTGATCTAGTCTTCCGTATGGGTACTTCTATCTCACCTAACTTTGTGTTGGGTTTTAATGCTGACCCTACGAATGTTATGGAAATGCTAAAGCCTTTGCAGAAAAACATGAGGATCATGTCTGATGGTGACGCTCGGTATCTGATTACTGTCTTGGCTATGCTGAACTACCCACACAAGATTGTGCAGAGAGGTGATGTCCAGCAGGCGGCGGCGTCTCGTGTTCAGTTTGGCAGACGTGTGCCAAAAAATGAATTGAGAATATTGGAGATTGATCTACCCAAGCCATTGGGTACGACAAAGTACGAGAAGATGTTTCGAGGCATGGGGTCGCCCAAGCGACAACATGTCAGACGTGGGCATTTTCATACGTACATTTACAAAGACGGAAGACGTGAAAGCAAATGGATTGGAGAACAAGTGGTCGGCAATCCAGAGCTAGGAAAGATTGACCACGATTACTTACTTAATAGGAGGAACGGATGAGTACATTAGCAACTAGAGGATACCCAGTTGACGACGAAAAAATATTACTATCGCAAGATAACTGGATCTTTTTATACAGTGAATTAGCCAGTTATATAGAGGAGAAATTGGTTGGAGAAAACATGCACAAGATACGAGGCAAAGACGGCAATCGTTTGCCAAAGTATGACAAACAATTTTGTGACATTATTGATGACGTTGAGATGATTATGGGATGGGTTTTTGAAAAGGAGGAAAGCTAATGAGTAAAACTTATGAATGTAGAATAAAAATTGACGACATATTTCCTGTTAGAAAAGCAAATTCAAAGGAAGAGTTTATACGAAATCTAATTGAGGAATACAACAACACTTGTGGTCATCTCTTTGAGATAAGCAGAAGTGACATTTCAGAAATCACGGAGGAAGACAATGAGTAAGAAAATTATAGCATGGGCAGACAAAGAACGAGAGAAGTTAGAGGGTGTTGGTCTATCCGATGACTTGGTTTCTATTGTCGAGGGCGTAATAAAAAGAACAAAACGCAATGAGAGAAAGAAAGTTTATCCCGATTGGAAACCCATGCTTACTAAAGATGGTGGAGCATGGTTCGGTGGCAAGACGCACAGTGTTTTAGCTCAGTATGTAGACCAAGACGATGCCGAGAACTTTGAAGACCTAGACTTTCTAGTGGTCGGATACTTAAACAATTCAACAGAGGAGGAAGACAATGAGTAAGAAAACATACGAAGTATATTGGACTGAAAACAACATGTACAAAATGTACATAGAAGCTAAGAGCAAATCGAAAGCAACGAAATTGTTTTTTAAGTGGTATGAAAACGACTACGAAGAGAAAGTCAAACCCGAACTAAATTTTGTTGATGGACAATTTGAGTTTGATGAAACAAGGGAGAGAAAATAATGACTACAGTAATTGAGACGATAATGACGATGTATAAAGCTATGGACAATGACGAGAAGATGGACTTGACCAAAGCGATAGGACTTCAAGCCATTGAAGACGGGCTCTATAGTGTAGACGATCTGCCTAGTGGCGCGGCCAAGACGATCCTGGGATCGCCAATCAAAGCTACGTTGAGCAAGCCCTTGCCAGCAGGCGGTGGCAAGAAGAAAGGTTGGAAAGGTAAGAGCCTGCCGTATTGGATTAAGGAGATTACCAACATCAACCCCGCACAGAAAGGCTTTCATGCGTGGGAAAGTGAATGGGTTAATGATACGAAAGACTTAGCTGAAGGCGAGGTTGTGTTGGTGGGGTGGAAGTTTGAACCCAAGAAGTATTACTTGTGTAAAGCTAACTTCAGTAACAGTGACAGTGCATATCAAAAAGGATACATAAAACTTCCCGATGGAACTCAGTTGGATAATCTTTCAGCCGTTATGGAGGCAGAAAAGATGGGCGACTTGAAGGATAAAGCCAAAGAATTGTTGGGGATCACATGATCCCCACGCGGGCGCGTGAAGAGTTTAGTTCATATATGACACTAAAAAAACTCTTGTGTTGTTGTCTATAAACTATTAACGTGTATTAAATCTTATACATGGCATCAAGATATAGAGAGGGAATAAAACATGTGTATAAAACTAGGAAGAGACAAAGTAGCAAATGCTATTAGAGGCATATCAAACAAGACATCGGAAGTCTATAGTGCATGGGTATTGAAAGTGCATTTTGTCACAATGATGTTTAGAAGTTGGTATAACTATAACCATTCGAGTATACGATTGACCGACAATAATCAAAGGCGTTGGGAATATGCTCGAAGAAATAATGAACCCTCGTCAGCAAGTTAGGAGAGATTATGAAATCACAAAGGAAAGGAAGACAATTCCCATTGAGCCGACGCTCCGTTGGAAATATGTCACCACCAAATTTTAGTGACGCACGAATTTCAAAGTGCGTATTTATTGTTAAACAATTTTTTATTAGGAAAAAAAATGACAACACAACTAGATCGTATCGAGTGGAAACTCGATCAAGTTTTAGGGGCATTGGCGAACAAGTCCAATACGGACAGTCCAACTGCTTCCACGTCTGGTACACATGGAAACGTGGACACATTAGCGCAACTAGATACGCTACCAGACATGACGAGCAAGCAACACGCATCACTTCAAATGCTACTGCGTGGTGCTGATAACAACGAAATCGGAGAGAGGTTTAACGTCTCACCGAATACCGCAAAAGTTTATGTGCGATCTATCGCAAAGAAACTTGGTGTAACTTCGAGAGCGCAGATCGTCGTCAGGCTCTTGGATTTATTTAACGAAGTCGACGACAATGCCTATCGTATTATGAGCGGTGGGTTGCCAAAGGATTGGGATAGGAGCTACGAGTTTCCCGATCCATTTGCAAAACTGTATAGAGTGGAGAGAGAGGACGATGACAATAACATTAAAACTTGAAGGCGAAGTCTGGCACGCTAACGGAACGATCATTCGTGCAGACGGAAAAAAGATTCGTGTTCGTCAATCCACTGGGTTCAAGAAAAATCAGAAACAATGGGCATCGGCACAACTCAGTGCCATTATCCATGAAGCCATCATGTCCACGGACGAGACGGATAACTACTGCACTGTGGATGAGGCTATCAATTTGTTTTTGGAAAGACCGAACCCTCCAGGTGAGACAGACAGACAGAACTTGAAAAAGTTTTCCAAAACTTTTGGTAGCAAGACACTCCACGAATTAAAAACTCGTGAGGTTTTGACCTATCTAAATAGCTTCAATAACGTGGCGGGAACTGTGGCACGAGAGATGAACTCGATCAATGCCATGATTGTTCATGCGAAGGAAAGTGGTGTGTCTGTACCTGACTTGAAACTGAAGAGACCCAATGTCGACGACGCTCGGACGAGGTGGCTCACGGAGAAAGAACGTGATCTACTTATTGCGAAGAGTGAGAAAGAGATAAAGGGTCTTCTCACCTTTCTATTCTATACTGGCTGTACGATTGGTGAAGCCTTTGCTTTGACGTGGCAGAACGCACGGAATGGCAATGCTTTGTTTACGAGACGAAAGGGGCGAGGCTCAAAGTCGAGAACGAGAGCCGTTCCTCTTTCACCAGAGGCGAAACGTGGGATGGGCAAAGACAACGGAGGCTACGTCTTTACCATGCCCGATGGTCGTCAATGGGATAGGGATAGTTTCTACCCCTATTTCTATACTGCTTGTGGGAGAGCGAAAATTGAAGATTTCAAACCCCACGATACTCGTCACACCTTTGCATCACACTTGGTGCAGAGGGGAGCAAGTCTGCGAGCAGTTGCGGATTTGCTCGGTCATACGAGCTTGACTATGGTCATGCGCTATTCTCATTTAAGCCATGACCACTTGGGTGCTACGATAGGATTGCTTCGTAAACGGGGCAAGTTTTTGACAAGCGAGACAGACACCTCGTCTGTCCGAACGTCTGAAGTGCCTAAAAAATATGGTGCTGCCGTGGGGATTCGAACCCCAGGCCTCTCCCTTACCAAGGGAGACAAACGAAAGTCAAGGAAAAACAATGACGTATGATGTGCTATTTTTAACACCTTGGGTATATAAATGATGACCCAAGGTAAACACGAAAGACTACACTTGGGTGCTATCAAGACAAGTATATGACACGAAATTATACACTTGTATTAACATGAAGACACCTATAGAGTAGTTCAGTGCATTCAGAAAGGTGCTACAATGAGTAACGTCAAAGTAATCGGTAAAGTTAAATGTCCTATAACAAAACAAGACTATGAAGTTATGGACAAGTTATGCGAAACATTGATTAAAACGTGTGATGATTTTATTAAAACACATGATGATAATGTTTGGGTTAGGACTACGGCGCATGACATGAGTGATGTCCTTATAGATATTAAGGTCGATCTAAAAGAGTTTGGCGAGAAGAACGGATACGACAACAACATATTAAGGATGCCTAAAAACGATGACTGAGCCGAAGCTATTTAAGATTGCAGATGTTTACATTGTTCAACAAGACGAGCAGTTTGTTGGGGTTGAAGTTGGCTTCAACCCTGAGACGATAACCAATCAGCAAGGCGCATGTACCTCTTTGGATTTCCTAAGTGGGGCATTGCAGAGTTCACATTGGATAACAAAAACTATAGGCAGAGTAGAGAATAAAGATGCACAGACTAACACAACATCAGAAGGAAACGGCAGTCAAGATCCTCAAACACCTCCGAACCCAGTCGTCGGAAGAGAGGAAGACGCAGTCTCAACTAGCGAAAGCAGTGGGAGCGTCGCAGGGTCAGATAAGCCGACATCTTAAAATGTTAGAATACATAGGTATCGTTGACCATGACGGCGATGCCTATGTGCAAGGTAAAAAAGCAGACGACTATCTGTTTGCTTGGGCGGTATTTTTCGTGGAAAGCAACGCGAAATAAAAGAATGACATGTCGTACAAAACCTTGGCTGTATCTCGTGTCAAGAAGAGACCCTCTTTTTTCCCGCACTTAATGATGAGTGTGTGAGGGTCTCTTCGCTAATAGCCTTGCTTCTCTAAAATTATTTGTCGATATTCTATCAGCACGTCCTCAAAGTTTATTGGCTTTGGGAGTGGTGCTTTTAAATAGTAGCCGAAACTCTCATAACATCTGTTCTCTTCATAGAGTTGTTGGCTTGCTTCAATACACTCTTCGAGTGTATTGAAATCTAGTTGCATCATTACAAGTACAGTAAAGGTAGCCTTGGTTATCATAGGCGTCCTTGAACATGTAATATGGCGAGTAAACTTATACCCGTCACAAGGAGAACAGTTCCCCCCACAAGAATATAAAAGCCAATGTCTTCGATTAGTTGGGCTCGTCTTTTCTTTGCGTCAGCCTCTTCTTTCTTTCTCTGGACACGGATGTCTGCTCGTAGCTTTACGAGTTCAGCCCACCCACCAACGCCTCTCGTCTGTATGACTATGTTCCTCAGATTTTCTTCCATGTCTTCTGCTTCTTTTCGCGCTATGAAGGTTTCCATTGCCTCTTCATTTGCTGATCCTCGTTTCTTTGGAGAGTGATTTGCTTTCGCTCCGTCTATGAAATCAAATAGAGTGCCTAAGTCTTTGGCTAACGAGGACATTTCCTTCCCCATTTTTATTCCCGTCTGCACTGCCGCGTAAGCCGCAGTTATACCCGTAATTGGATCGACCATTTCGTCCTCCCGTCTGCATTATTTTTACACGGAGGGTCGCAGGTGGTCGTCCTACAGACCGAGCATTTTGGCGAATGATTTACTTCCCCAATCGTCTGTCATCACGTCTTCAACAAGCCCAGCCGTTTCTGCTGGGGAACTTTCTTGCAACAAAGTTATGCGGGTATCTGTATAGGGCATGTCTTTCATCATGTAACTGCTGAACGGGCTCTCCTTCTTTTCCTCTTTCGTCTTTTCTTCCATGACCTCGCTTGCTTTTTCGTTCGTCTCGTTTGGTTTGTCTGACTTGGTTTCCATCAGTTCGATCTGCCACGGCTCGTGACCCATGCGGAAATGCAGACCATACTTCTCTGCGTTCTTATGCGCCCACTCTTTTGCTTTGTCTGTTCCGTACTTTAAGTCTGCCGCGAGACCAAAGTTATGTTTGGATTTCCCAGGAGGAGCAACCCAATGCCTTGCTTTCTCTGGACTGCCGTATTTTTTAACGGCTTCGTCGAACAGACGTTTCTGATGTTCGAATGTTCTGTACCCTGAGTAGATGTCGATATCGTGACCCGCTTCCTTCGATGCGCTTAAAAAATTTAGCAGAGCAGGAGAGAATTTTTTATCAAGGTTTAAGTGGCTCTCGGACTTACCCTTCACTAAGAAATCTGACATTGCCATGTTATTATCTTCGCTTGATTTTTCTTTTTCTTCCGCCAAACTTTGCGGTAGTCTTGGTAGACTTACCAAACTGTACGGGGATTTGTGATATAGTTCTGTAGGGATTAGTAGCGTTGATAACGCTAGTACCCAAGCTAGGGCCAGACGTACCAAATATAAGTCCTCGTGATTTCCTAATCATGTTAGTACCTTATTGGTTTCTTTATTGGTTTCTTCTTAGGCTTTTTCTTATTTGGCATGGTGAACTCCTTTGTTATTAATATAATTACATAGCGTGGGTGATGTGGTCGTCCTCAACGTAAGTGTTGCACTCCTCTTTTCCATGCGACGAGAACTCTTCTTTTCCCGTAGAATATTCTCTCTGATCTATGCGCTAGGTGAGAGGGGAATACGGCTATATGCCCGCGTTCACGCGGAGCATATAGTTTAGGCTTCTCGCCATAGATACGGACAGACCCACCGCCGTAATGCCATGTATTTGTTAACTGTATAATCATTGTCATTTTTCTGGTGGCTGTTATGTCTTGACCATTATCGAATTGAGGTTCGGAGTAATGACCAAAACCAAATTCGAGATACTGTAATGGTTCGAGTTCACCATCCAGCTTGAATCGAAATGTGTTTTTGTTTACGTCTGTGAACAGTTGATCGATCTTTTCGTAAAGCCATTCGTTTATGCCGTCGGGTCTTATCCAACTCACCTTGCAGTTCTTATATAAATTAGTTCGTGTTAGTGTCTCTTGATTGCATATCTCTTGCGCTCTATCGCATTCGTCTGGATCAAACGCTGGAACACTAAACCATTGTGATATGTGCATACTGCCTCCTCATGTTGTATGTCCTTCTTGTTTTAGGTATGCCTTGTAAAATTTCAGGAAGTCATCGAGACGTAAGAGGCAAAGGCTTTCGCCAGTTTTCATTCTGGATTTGCGATTGATAACTAAAGGGCAGTCTTTGCTATTTGTTTTGATAATGTTGCCCTCGGCTTGCCGAAGGGCATCATGGAAATTGAGACGCTCAACACGTTTTGCTTCAACGAATACGTCTGGAACCCCAAGTATGTCTGCGCCGCCAACCATTCCAACATGTCCTCCGCCAGATAACGGAGCGCGAAATGATTTAAGGCCAGTAACTTCGTTAATGTAACTGGCTAACTCACGTTCGTAAGCATCGCCCTTTTGTTTATGTCGTCTACCGCTCAATCTTCATACCCCAATTCTTTGCGACAAGATCGGCAGAAGAACCAATTCCTTGGTCTCTCTTCTGTCTTACCGCAAGACATGCAAGGTCTCTCCCATGTCATCTCTTTAAAATCCCGACGCAGTTGATACTTAGCTCCATCGAATTCTTGCAGACCCTCGCGAACAAGGATGCGTTTCAAGGTATCGACACAGCAGTTAAGACGTTTTGCCATGTCGGAATAGGTCACAGTCTTATGGTTCTCTCGGAGCCAAGTCATGTCAGCATCGGAGATACTAACTTTCCTCGGCATTCACCACTCCTTTTAAGTATAAAATATAATACGACAATAGACAATATGCAACAACTAAAGTTATTTATTAGATACTATTGACTTATGTGATGAAAGTTGATATAACGTCTAGGCGTTGAGTTTACTCGACGACCCGCGAAGCGGGTCGACGAGGAGAGGAAACGGAATAAGCCGACACGACTAAGTGGAGAC